TCAAGGGAAGGCTGACGGCGAGCACATTCGTGAGGCGATTCGTAAACTGACCCAGCGCGGTGCGCTCGAGCATCGCGATGTTCGCGTTCGCGCTGCTGGCGGCCGGCGGGAACTCACGGCAGGCTTCACTACGCAGGCCGGTATTCAGACTGAAACGGCCATGTTGGCGGCTGCCCATCGCCTCACCGACCGCCATGCCTACATCGGCCTCGCGCTGGCCACCCAAGGGCACCGCGAGCTCGATGCCGCGGTGGCAATCCGGCGCCAGGAGTTCAAGACCGGGCGCGAGTTCACCGCCGAGCAACGGGCGGCGACGACTGCCATCCTGATTGAGGGCAGGGCGCTTCACATTCTCCACGGATACGCAGGGACCGCAAAAACCAGCAGCGTCCTGGCCGCCGTGCAGGGCGCCGCCGCCCAGCAGGGTTTCAAAATCCGCGCGCTGGCACCCACCCACGACGCCGCTTCAAAACTGGGTGGTGCTATCGGTGAAAAGGGTGCGACGGTAGCCAGTCACCTCATGAGCCACTCCGCGAGACCGGTCATGCACGAGCCCGGCCAGCGCGAGTTGTGGATCGTGGATGAGGCTGGCATGGTCAGCGCCAAAGACATGGAACGCCTGATTCAGAAGGCCGATCTCGAGAAGGCGGTCGTGATCCTGGCCGGCGACACCCGGCAGCTTGGGTCCGTCGAAGCTGGTGCGGCTTTCGAGCAACTGCGCGACCGCTTCGGCAGCGAGGACCTCACGGACATCAAGCGACAGAAAAACAACCTCTTGCGAGAGTCGGTGTACGACGCCGTGCGCGGTGATGCGCGGGCCGCGCTGAGCAAGGTGCCTGTTGAGGAGCTCAAGACGCGTGAGCAGCGCGTCGGTTCCATCGTCGAAAGCTACATGGCTCGCCCAGCGAGGGACCGCGCCCAGACGTTGATCTTGGCGCCGGGCAAGGATGATCGGCGACAGATCAACGCGGCCGTGCGCGAGGCGCGGCGCGAAGCCGGCGAGCTGGGTCGCGAGACGACCGTCACGTCGATCACCAGATCCGACATGACGCGTGCAGAGCAGCGCGACGCCGCCCGCTACCAGCCCGGCATGATCATCGAGGCCGGGCGCAGGTTCCAGTGTGGCCCCGACAAGGGCAAACGCGGCGAGGTCGTGGGCGTCGAAAAGGGGAATGTCGTGGTGGTCTTCGACGGCGGTCACGAGTGGCGGTTCGATCCGCGCAAATACGCCTTTTCGTCGGCCAGCGACATGCTGTGCTGCAGGCGCTGCTCGTTGTAGGCGTCACGATCGGCCTGCGCTTGTTCGTGGCCGACGTAGCTTGAGCTGGTTGCTTTCGGCGCCTTGCCCGATAGGGTCGCATTCACCTGCGCTTGATCCGACTGCGCCTTGGCGCTTTGCGCCTTCTGCTTATCTCCCTCTGCCGTGATGTCGGCTTCAAGCTGCTTGCGATGCTCAAGCAGCCTGTTGATATCTTGGATCTGGTAGTCGGTCAGCTTGGATCGATCTACGATGATCTTGTTGTTGCTGTCCTGATGGATGGCCCCAGGAATATGTGATGCGTAATCGGCTATCTCCTTGTTCGCATTGTCAAGCTGCTGCTTGAGCGTGCCGCTTCCGAATAGGTTCTTGGCGCCGGCCCACACGGACTGAACATCGTTCGACAGCTTGCCGGTGAAGCTTTCCGCGCCGCCGCCAGAATCGCGCTGCGCCTTTGCGCGCTTGGATTCGGCGTCCGCAAGGTCGGCGATGGCGAGCGCGGCGGCTCCTGCCTTGTTGCCGATGTCTGCAAGATGTTTGATCTCTGCCGCCTCGGTGGGCGTCAGGAAATTCATTGTCTCATTGAGCTTCTGAATTGCCTTTACCGGGTCTTCCTGCAGCTTGGAAAACTCGGCCACAGCCTTTTGTACAGAGATGCCAGTCAGCTGCGCCATATCCACAGCGCCCTGTGCGGCGGTCTGGAAATTGGCGCCCAGCAAGTTACCGGCTGAAGCCGTGGCGAGAACCGCCTCCTTTGCCTGCGCGGCCGTCGCACCAGTGTCGCGCAAAGCTTGCTCCATGGTGCGGAGCTGGTCGGTGTTGTACCCCGACACGTCGCCAGTGTTGATGATGGCCTCGCGCAAAGCATCCTCATCCTGGGATGCCTCGTAAGCAGCGACGCCAAGAGCGGCGGCGGCTTCCGCTCCTACCTGTTCAGTGCCGGCGTCTCCATGATTCTTGGCGGCGTCGTCCAGCTCCTCACTCCCATCCCCAAAGGCAGCGCCGCCAACACCGCCGCCAACGCACCCAGCTACGTGTTCAACGGCGCGGTGAACACCCAAGCGCAGGGCAACCCGGTGCCGCTGTTGTACGGCCGAATGATCGTGGGCTCGGCCGTCATCTCTGCCGGCATCAAGGCTGAGGACTACTCACCGGTCACGGCGGGCGTGGGCGCGGGCTATGTGGGCGGATGGAGTCCTAGCACCCCGTATGCGGTGCACCCATGAGCGCCGTCATCCGTGGCGCCAAGGGCGGCGGCTCGACGCATACGCCGGTGCAATCGCCGGACAACCTGCGCTCGATCGCGTTCTTTCGCATCCTCGATCTGGTCAGCGAGGGCGAGATTGCCGGCCTGGTCAACGGCCAGCAGTCCATCTTCCTCGACAATGCTCCGCTGGGAAACGCCGACGGCAGCAGCAACTTCCCCAAGGCGCACATCGAGGAACGCACCGGCACGCAGGACCAGCTAGCCATTGCCGGCTTCGATTCGGTCGAGAGTGAAATTGCGGTCGGTGTTGAGTTGAAATCGTCCACGCCATGGCTGCTGTCGGTGAGCGATATCACGCTGTCGGCCATCCGCGTCACGCTGAGCGTGCCGGCGCTATCGAAGGCCAATGCATCCACGGGCGACATCACCGGGTACACGATCGCCTACACCATCGAGATATCCACCGACGGCGGGGCGTTCGTATCTGCCTACAACGGCAGCTTCACCGGCAAGACCACGAGCAAGTTCCAGCGCTCGCAGCGGCTCGATCTGCCTACGGCTACGACCGGCTGGCAGATTCGCGTCACGCGCACCACCGCCAACGCAAACAGCTCCTACATCGCCGACACCACGACGGTGGACAGTTACACCGAGATCGTGGACGCCAAGCTGCGCTATCCCAACAGCGCGCTGATCGGCGTGATGGGCGATGCGAGCCAGTTCCCGAACATCCCGGTGCGCTCCTACGACCTGTGGGGACGCATCATCCAGGTGCCGTCGAACTACGACGTGACCACGCGCGCCTACACCGGCACATGGGACGGCACGTTCAAGCCGTCATGGACGGACAACCCGGCGTGGATCTTCTACGACCTGGCCACGAATACCCGCTACGGTCTGGGCAACCTGATCACCGCCGCGCAAATTGACAAATGGGCGTTGTACACCATCGCCCAGTATTGCGACGGGTATGTGCCTACGGGCATCCCCGAGCGCGCCGCCGTGACAACGGGCAGCATCAGCCTGTCCACCACGGCCCCCAATCTCTACGTTCGCACCACCGGCTCATTCGTCACTGACGGCTTTGCTGTGGGCGATGAAATTAACGCGACCGGCTTTGCCACTGCCGGGAACAATGGGCGCGGTGTCATCACGGCGGTTACGGCGCTTCAGATCACGATTGATGCAGATCATGTGCTGACCGCCGACGTCGCAGCTGCTGGTTGCACCCTGGTCACGCAAGCACCCACCGAGCCGCGGCTGACCTGCAACGTCTACCTGCAGACGCAGGCGGACGCGTACAAGCTGCTGAGCGACCTGTCGACCACCTTCCGCGGCATCAGCTACTGGGCGAACGGCGCCATCGTGGCATCGGCCGACATGCCCGCCGATCCGGTGTACACCTACACCGACGCCAACGTGATCGACGGCAAGTTCAACTACTCGGCCAGCGCGCGCAAGACCCGTTTCACGACCGCGCAGGTGGGCAACATGCGCTTTGTGCCGGTCAAGTCCGTCGATCAGCAGGCGCGGCTGTCGTGGCATCGGGTACGCGAAGGCTACAAGGGCGAAAGCTTGGCCTTGGCCAATCGCCTACGCGGCCTGCTGGC